AAGGAGAACGAGTTGCCGATTTAGAATACAAAGAAGATGTATTAGATAAGGGTTCAGAGGTAGCAGCTGTCACTACAGGAGTCATAAAGGCAGCTGCTGTAGCAACAACACCAACAGCATCCATCGGCACAGCAGTCAGAAATGCAATAGATTTAGCAGGTGATGCAACTAGATTTAATGCTCTTGGTCAAAGAATAAATGATGTAGGTAGGTATGTAAAACCTGCTACTATTGTAGACAAAACAGTAGCAACTGCTAAAACTGTTGCAACACAGGGTTCACGAAATGTAGTTGGTACAGTATTAAGGCAATCTGCTAGTAAAATAGCTGCGCCTGTCACTGTTCTTATGACTGGATTAGAAGTTAATAATGCACTTGCAGAAAGCAAGGATATGAAAGTAAAATTAGAAGAATTAAACGATGCAGGATTACTCACTCCAGAAAAGTATCAAGAAGGACTTATTGCAATCGAGAAAAAAAGTTCGTTGATGGGAGAAGATGTTCTAAAACCAATTTCATCTTCTACAGCAGCTTTAGCCGCAAGTGCAGCTGCAGCTGCTTACGCAGCTCCCATGCTTGCAGGTGGCCCATTTGGGTGGTTAGGATATGGTTTAATAGTTGCAGGTTCGGGTATCGTAGCTGCATTAACGGTTGATAAAGTCGTTGATAACCTAATGACTGCTGATGATGATATAAATGAGATACTTGGAGATGAAAGTTTTGATTCTGAAGATGCAAAGAAAGACTTAGAGTTGATGGAAGATAAACTTATTGAACTGAGGAATAAGACTGGTGATGATATAAAAGATAGAACACGGAACCTTGATGATGAAAAATCCACATCAGGCAGTGGTGGTGGTAATGTTGCTGTAGCTAATAGTGTTGCTAATGCCAACACCAACACCAACTATAACCAAGTTTCGGATGCTCGAAATGATGAAGGAACTATTGCAGCTCTACAATCACCTTAAACTTCGTCTAGGTTAAACTTCTTTCTATTATATTTGGTTTTATCTTTTTGGACTTGAGTAAGTCCGTGTGATGGTGTAGTCTTTCTGACTTTAGATTCAATCTTCTTTTTTTTCTCGCCAAAGATTTTCTCCCAGTTAGAGGTATATGCATCTTCGTTTGAGTTTCTTCTTTTAGAACCCTTTCCACCGTGCCAATTTGACACGACTAAATCCAGCGTCTAGGACGACTTGCGTTTTCTCTCTTGATTGCTTCAAGTTTATTTCTGCGAGTCTGTTGTTGATTCTTTTTGTGTCTTACCTGATTAGGTTTTTCGTAATGTTGTCTATCTCGAACTTCTTGAACTATTCCTGCATTGTCACACGCCTTTTTAAAACGCCTAAGAAGACCATCGAACGATTCCGTAGTTCTTTTCTTCGCATTGTATTTTGGTGTCACGCTTGGCATAATAGTTCCTAGTTAAAAAAGTGTGTCAGTCGCCCCACGCCTTACAGCATCCCGCTCTGCACCGATAAACCCGCTTTATTGCTGTTTATCTTACCCTTACTGAGTACCCCCATTATCCACGGTCTCAGTGAATGCATAGACTTGTCAATTAAATTCATAATATAAACCTATGCACCCCAAACGAAGTTAGTCTTGAGCTAACTTCTTAAAGTAATCCATTGCATCGTCTTCTGATGAGGCACTTACACCTGCTGAGACTTCTGCACTTTCAATTACTGGTTCACTTGCTGTTGAAGCAGTGTTTACATTAGACCATGGAACTTCTTCCAAATCTTCTGCAACTGATTCAGCAGTAGAGGTAGACCCAACTGTTCCGAGAACTCTTTCAAGTTTCTCTTTGAGTTCTTCATAAGTCTTGAACTCATTTGGGCCGATAACGGCACTTAAAGAATGCACTTGACTGAACACTGAGTTAATCAATGCTTCGTCACCTAATGGTGCAGTTGCATCGAATTCAGATTTGTCATAATTCCAATAACCATCAACCTTACGGATTTTGATTTTGAAATTCGCACCTTCGTCTCTGAGGTCAAAAGGATTGATTGCTTTCTCATCTTCAAATGCAGGTGAGATTGCTTCCTTGAGTGCTTCAAAGATTTTCTTGCCGTATCTATATTTAAATACTTTACCTTCGTTGTCGGGATTCTTAGGGTCTGAAACAACATAGACGTTAGAAACATAGTGAAGTCTTCGCTTCTGTTTTCTAGCAATCTCTTTGTTTGCTTCAATTCCAGTATTCCACAATGAAGTGTTGTACTCACTTACAGGGTCTTTCTTATTAAGAGTCGTTAAAGACTTCTCAATATACCATCCACCTGGCCCTTGAAAACCATGGTCGAAGTAGGATACCCAAGGCATCTCTTCTCCATCGGGGGTAGGTAAAAAACGAATCACTGCGTATCCATTACCAGTTTTATCCAGTTCGGGTTTCCACATTGTGTCGTCATTGTAGGATTTTTTTGCACCTTCTGTAGGTGAAGCAGTTTCCATCGCTGCTCTTAGTTTATCTAAACTACTTGACATTGTATTCTCCTATTGTATTACAATTATATCGCATTTTATTAACAATTTTATTAAGACTCTAGACCTTGACCTAGAATCCACTCTTCACTTATTTCATAATAAGATAGTTCATTATACATGATTTCATCCTCTTTGTCTAGAGGGTTTTGCCAATATAATGAACCTTTTCCATAGTACCATTCGCATAGTGCTATGAACTGAGAACGCTGAACTTGTAGTACTGCATCCTCTGTTGTATATTTAGACGGATAGTTAACACTTCCTTCGTAAATATTAGATGGTTCTCCTTCGAGTTCCAACCCATCAAACCCAACTAAGTTGATGGTTTTAATCCCAAGTGCCATTGCATATCCTAATGCAGACATCCCAGTCATTAAATTTTTTAACATCGGTTCGTTGTATGTTGTAATTAAATGAGGATTCTTCAATCCTAAAAAATCTGTTCTACTATCATTTCCTTGGATGATAAAGTGTGTATCATCTTCCTTTAAACTTATAACAGGGCCGTTGAAATCACTTTGAAACAATTCAATCATTTCAATTGGTATTGGGTCAATGTCTGCGAATGCAACATGATTCCCTCGATAGTATCCCGATTCAACTATCTCCTTTTGTACAGGCATATCAACTGCAAACACTAGGTCACACTTATCTGTATCCCTGTAGATTGCATTACAACCCCACACTTCGTGAGAAGTATTGAATTCAAAATCTAATCTACTTGGGCCGTTTCCCAGTATTGTCACTTCTTCTAACATAAATCTATAAGGTCTTTCTTGTATTTTGGATAATCATATTCCAAAAACGTTTTGTATTTCTTTATTAGTCTATACACTTCGGGATACACTAACTGTTCTGATATCAATGCATTCCATTCATTGTCGCACATATTAATAATGTCGTCCATGATACAAAGTGTCTCTAATGAAAGTTTCTTTGCAAGGTATTGTTTGAGTAGGATAGGGTGTTGACCATTCTTACACTCCAATACTTTGTTGATATGTTTCTTTCTGAGTAAATCAGATACTTCGGTTTTAAACATATACGATAACTTCTGATTTCTGTTCTTCCATTCTTTATATCTTTTATCACACTCAGAATCTAACAAGTCTCCTGCCCAATAATCTTTGAACGAAAGATTTGCAACATAGAAATCCTGCAAGTCTTGTTTATATGTTTTGTATAATTTACCAAAATGGTATTTGTCTTTTCGTTTTAAGAACGAGTTTATATCAGACTTGACTTTACCGTTGTATTTGATAAAGTCATATGTGTCCGTGTGGAAGTGAAGTTTTATACCAAGGTATAAAGTGTATGCATCATATCCGTCACGACTCGTCATTTATTTTGCCAATACTAATCCACTGGTTGCAGTCAAGTGTGCTTCTGCTACCTTTTCATTTGTAGGTACAACAAACACTACCTGTTGAAAGATTGCACTAGTAGGATTCTCTACACCTGTTGCAGCTAATCCTTTTGCGAATCCCATACTTCCGTCTGCAGGATTCGATAAAATCATTCTTGGATTTTCTAACTCAACTGTTGCATCTTCCATAGAGACTAGTTTACCAACGTACTCTCCACTAATTGTCACTACTGTGACTATATCACCTTTTTTCATACTGTACTCCTATTCGAAAAAACTTGTTATACTTCCTCTTCCCACTTTACCACGATTAACCATATTGAGACCTTGTGCCTCTGCTTCTAGTTTCTCTCGTAGTGGGATACTTATAAATCGTTTTGCAGATTCGGGTTCTAGATTATTTTTTTCACACACTGAAATAATCGCATCCATAACATCTGTCTTTGTCTTAAGTAGAATTTGTTCCACTTGTTCTGTAAATTCTTTTTTACTAATCACATTTATACTCCGTGTAAATTTCGATATTGATTTCTTAGACTATAGAGTTTATCGACATATTCTCTAGGGTCTGCTTCAAACACTTGACAACCACCACCATCGACACCAACTACTGCAACGATTCTATCGACAACTTCACCTGTAAGTTCCTCGACCATAATTGCATATGCTGTCATTTGGTGAAACCATGGGTCTGCCATGTATTCCTCTTTGTACTTTGCACTTGTCTTAAAATCGATAATTGCAAGTTCGTCACCCCACACACCAACACAATCTACTTGTCCTGCCATCTGTAATGAATTACTATACATACCTGCTTCTAAAGCGATAGGAATGATATCATCCAGTACTGGTTGGACTGCTTCAAACATTGAAGATTCCATAATGTTGTCAAAGAACACTGGTTCTTCTGCACGAAGATATTGTTCAAATAATGAGTGCATTCTAGTACCACGTTTGGCTGCACTTGTGGAAATTTTGTTTGCGACTTCCTCACCGACTCTTTCTCTCCACAACTTAATGTGGTCTCTAGTGAGTAGTCCAGTGACTGTAGTCACACTTGGATACTTTTGTCCTTCGGGTGTTTGATAAAACCTCTTACCGTTCTCTTGGACACGAGTCATTGTTTCTTGTAGTTGTTCTAAATCATTAATCGCAATCACATTATCCATTCTACTTTCCTTTGGACTGTATGTCCATATGTTTTTTAACAATTCTTTTGGTTGCAGTTGTCTTAGAATCTGTACCATTATATCTTTGGTCAACATCTGAGCCTGGATATGCCTCACCAACCTTAGATAGAACCTCTTTAAATCCTGCATCCGTTTTAACACGGTCTCCAGTTCCACCAACAATCATAGGTGTTCCTATAATCTGTTTAAGGTGTGGACATTCTTCTTTGAATGCATCTAGGTCTTTCCACGACATGAAGTGGTCTTCGGTTTCACCAGTAAGGGTGTTTTGAAATTCGTAGGTAGGCATTAGATACTCATAAATTGTGGGACTGGTCTATCCGTCCATTTCGCAAAATCTTTTTTGTAGACTGCATAGTATTTATGAAGGTAAAATAAATTCAAGTTCTTGTTTCCAGTTTCGTTTGTTAGTTTCATAACATGGACTATTGAGTTGACAAATAATAAGTCTACCACCATCCATGTCGAGTCTGATACTATCGGTGACAAACGTTCCACCGTTAACATCATGTACTACTGCTTCTATTATACCACTAGTGTCTTCTTTATGCAAGTGGTTAAATACTTTCACCAATTCTTCTTTTCTCATTTTGTTTCCTCTAACATAGATTTATAATCATTTACCCATCTTGCGCCCCTCTCCATAACCCAATCTCTATCTAAACTACGTCCTATCATATTATTACAATAGTCGCACATCCATCCTCTTACAGTCATTGTCACATGGTCTACATCTACTGCCCATACGTCTTTTGGTTGATGTTCATGGAAACCACCCTTTGATTTTATCTCAGCAGATGTTTCTTTACATACAGGACATCTATAGTCAGCGTTTGGTCGTGGATTATACTTCTTCCAATCCCTTACTACTTTATCATGTGTCGATTTACACTTCTTGCAAGTGTTGAGTAGTTCGGGTTTATTCTTTGTCTTATTTCTATATCCAAATGATGTGAAAGGCAGTACTTCTTTACACTCCCTACACATCTTTGATGGCATATTGAGTTCTTCTTCACCCCATAGAGTCATTATTTTCATTTGTTTTCTCTTAACCATTTTCTATAGGACATAATTGCACCTGTAGATTTTTTCAATTCTTCTTTCATGTAAACGTCATACTTCTCTTTCATTTCTTTAGATGCATTCATGGTAGCAACCCAACCGTCTGAGTTGTCCTGCCATTGTTTACTGTTTTCCATTACTTGTAAAATATATGATTGTTAATAACTACAGTCTCATTCAGTGAGTCTGCCCAATAAGGGTATACACTATCGTTATGGTAGTGTGTTGCACCTTCTGTAATGTCTCCGTATTCACCCCAGTGAACTGCCCTTGCAGTCATAAGTGCAATATCCCATGTGACACTATCTTCGGGT